ATGCGTTTCTCAAGCTCGAGGAGCTACTGGTGCGTTACATCCGGGAGGGGTCGAGGCAATTGGAGCTCGCGTTTTCGGAGGAGGATGCGGTGGAAGGTAGCGCGGCGCTGGCTCGGATTGCGGGGCGGTAGATGGCGCGTAAGAGAATGCTCGCGAATGGGATCTGGCACGACCGGAAATGCATCAGGCTGTCGAACGAAGAGCTCCTCGTCTGGATAGGATGCATATCGCTCGCGGACGACGAGGGGATCTTCGAGGCTGACCCGCTCGCGCTCCACTACGAGCTCGCGAGGCGGACGATAACGCCGGACGACATGGAAGATATTCTCGCAGAACTCGACAAAGCAGGGTTGATCGTTCGCTACGGTGATTACGCGTTCATCCCAGCGTGGTTCAAGCACCAGAAGCTCAAGGGTCGATCTCCCCAGGAGACCAACCACCGACGGCCGCCTCGAGGCGTGCTTGAGAAGTATCCTGCCTATGTAAAAGAGTGGGAATTGACATTTTCGAAAGGGGATACCACCGCTGATTATCCATTCGACACCTGTGATCAGCACTGTGCAACCACTGCGCAAGAGGTGGACCAGGACTGTGCAATCGATGCACAAGCAATAGTCCCTAAGAGAAGGGAAGGGAAGGGAAGGGAAGAGAAGTCTAGTATTGCTGCCGAAAACGGCAGCCGTGGTGATGAGCCTGTGGATAACTCTGTGGATAACTCGGAAGCACACTCCGACCCGTTTGACGACCTCCCAGACCTGGAGCCAGAGGCCGAGCCGGAACCCAAGAAGCCGCCAAGCGAACACCAGCAGCTTGTCGATGCAGCCATGGCCCTGCACGAGCAGGCGACCGGGAGCAAGTACGCATTCAGCGGCGAGGACGGCAAGCACCTGCAGCAGGTCCGGAAGAAGCTCGGCGTCGACGAGGCTATGACCAGGCTCCGGCGCTACTACACCGGCGAGTATTGGTTCACCGAAGACGGGCAGTACTCAATTCGGCAGTTTCACCGACACGTCAACGAGCTCGCCGCGAACGGCGCGAGAGCATCACCGACGCCGGAGGACCGAGCCGCCGCGCGTAAGGAATACCTCGCGCGGATGTATCCCGAGCGTTACGGCCAGGAGGTGGCGACATGAGTCCGGCTGAGTTTGTGCAGTGGGCCGAGAGCTATTTCACGAAGATCACAACCGCGATCGCTGCCGAGATCGAGGCGACCATCGAGACAGCACCGCCGGCAGCGCTTCGGGAGGTCAAGCACTGGCTGCAGGTCAACAAGTCCCCAGGGCAGTACGTCGGGGTGAACACGCTCTACGAGGCGGCGGGGGCTACCGGATCGTCGCTACGCACGTTTGAGGCTCGAGGGGGGTTCGACGTCCAGTGCGATATCTGCGGCTCGAAGTGGAGTTACCTGCAGGGTACTCGAGACGTTTGTCCGCACTGCGGGTTCGCTTACATCTGGACGTACAACAACGCACTGGCGGTGAGTCTCGGCAAGACCGAGAACGCCGGATACGGTGAGAAGGTCGAGGCGGCGCGGCGGAAGTGGGAGGCGAAACTCGAGAAGCGCCCCGTCGGGTCCTCGGTGTGACCGCACGGTTGGCCGCGCTTCCAGTGGTGCGGTGTTTTTTCAGATCATGGCTTGACACCGCGACATGCGAGGCAGTAGGCTTGGGGCGTGGTAGTGCTGGTAGTCGTTTTAGCCATGGCGGTCCTCATGGGGTACCTTTTGGCTGAGTACACGCCCAACAAAAACACCAAGGCCGAACTGATGGAGTTGCAGGACTCGTACCTCGAGACCCGTGCTAACTCGACGCTCGCCGAAATGTGGACCCGGCTGTACGCGATGGCGCAGGGCCACGTTCGCCAGTGGATGCGCAAGGCCCGCCGGACACTCTCGGCACCCGACGTCGAGAACAAGGCGGCCGACGCTGCGAACTACATCATCGAGCAGTACCTCACGCGCCCCGACTTCCGTATCACCGACAGCTTCGACTCATACCTCAGGCTCCGCGTAATGGCCGAGCTCGCCTCCCCAAAGCGCAGGCTGCGCGACGCGAGCGAGATCCACCTCGAGGCCAAGGAGCTCGACGAGCTACCGGGTTGCGACCCCGATCCGTTCGAGCAGACAGTCGCCTACCAGGATGCGGTGCTCGAGGAAATCCGAGCCGTCATTGACGAGTTACTTGAAGACTCGCCAGATGCGTGCGAGTACCGACGCCTCGTCGACCTGTGGATAGGCGGATGGTCTCGGCAGGAGCTACGAACCGAGGCCGCCCGCTTGGAACTTGACTACGCCGAACACATCGAGCATCGCAAAGCCATTCGGGAGTACGTAGCGACGGCACACAACTGCCAATACGATCACCAGTCCTCGGCCACAGCGTCCTGACTACTGTCCGTCGTGACTATCTACGGCGGAGGACGCTGTGCCGAGCGACAATGACGACCGAACCGACTACCGGCGGCTGGTGACGAGGGGGCATCGATTCGAGATCGACGATCCGGATCGTGCCGAACAGATCGCCGAATCTGACACCACCTACACCGTTAAGCGCCTCCCTGCATGGGCGAGGCAAGCCATACACGACAAGATCCGCTATGCGCTCACCTACGGGGAGCTCTCGGTTCGATACCGCCGGAGCCCGACGCAGGTAGCGAAGTACTGTAACTGCGCCCTCGGCAGGTCCTTCTCCGAAGAGCTCTGTGAGATTATCAGTTCCGAGCTCAAGGACTCGATCGTCGCGCTTCAGTCCGCCGCGGTCGACGTCTTGCGCGACGTTCTCGCCCCGGACTCGACGTACCGCAAGAGCGAGCGAGTGAAGGTTGCGCTAAAGCTTCTCGAGCACGGAATCCTGCCGCCGCTGCAGAGCGAGGTCACGAACAACGCGGCGATCGTCGTACAAGTCAACCCCGACCTCATAGCGCCGCCGATGCGAGACGCCAATGCCAGTGACGAAAGCTCCACTGAGGCTGACTGACAAGCAGCGGGAAATCGTTGCGGCACTGAGACAGCCGAACCGATACACGCTCATCGTTGGAGGGGCGAGGAGTGGAAAGACCACCGGAATCATCGCGACGATGGTCGCCGATGCGTATCAGTTCCCCGGTTCCCGACAGCTCATCGCGCGGGAGAAGTTCAACCACGTGAAGGCGTCGATCTGGAACGAGACTTTGCCGTTCGTGCTTTCAGAGTACCCACGAGTGACATACACGAAGAACGAAACCGAGCTCACGCTGCGATTCACAAACGGCTCTCAGATCATCTGTAACGGCCTCGACGACGATCGGGTCGAGAAGATTCTCGGCACCGAATACTGCCGGATCTACCTCAACGAGTGCTCGCAGATAAAGTACAAGACGGTGAAAACCGTACTCACGAGGCTCGCTCAGAACATCCCTGGACTGCCGAACAAGATTATCTACGACCTCAACCCCGTTGGACTAACCCACTGGACGTACCGGCTGTTCCTGCAGGGCGTGGATCCGATGGACCCCGAAGAGCCGATTGCGGACCACGAGCAGTACAACCACGTGTTCGCAAACCCTGCCGACAACGCCGAGCACCTTCCGCCTGAGTACCTCGCGCAGCTTGATGCGCTTCCGGAGTTTGAGCGACGGCGGTTTCTGCTCGGCGAATACCAGAAGCCGCCGGGCGCGGTGTTTTACAACTTCGACCGGTCCAAGCACGTGGTGCCTTTCGGAGAAGTGCCGCCGCTCGATGATTTCGACAAGTTCAGCGTCGGCGTCGACCTCGGAAACAACTCGGTCGCAATCCTCGTCGGTTGGATGGGCGAGCGAGCCTATGCGCTCGACGAGATATACGAGCGTCGGGTCACCAATGCGACCATGAACGCGGTTATCACCGACAAATGGGGCGGGCTGGACTACTACGCATACATAGACCACAACCACGGCGAGGCGGTGCTCGACGATTACGACAACTCCATGCTCGCGATCAAAGGCGCCGGAAGCGTCGAGCTTGGTATCAACGTGATCCTGCAGCTCATGGAGAGCGACAACTACCGAGTGAGCGAGCAGTGTACCAATCTCATCGCAGACATGGAGAGCTATCACCGCAACGAGGAGACCGGCCGGATCGTGGAGGAAGGGAACGAACACGGCAACGACGCGCAGCGCTACGCCATCTACACCGAGCTGAAATTGACCGGCGGGAGCGTGACACTGGTCTGACTATCTACGGCGAGAGCACGATACGGCAGAGGGGTAGAGCGTGGGACTTATGGACATCTTCGGGCGAAAGAACAGACAACTCGATGCGCTAAAGGCGGAGCTCGCCGATCTCCGCGAGAAGGCGGTCACCATGACCGACCCCGCAATCGTAAGCCTCATGAACTGGCAGACCTCCGGAGAGACGACGGAGCTGAAAGACGCCTACACGCAGATCCCGACGATCTACGCGGCCGTCTCTGTAATAGCGCGTTCGCTCTCACAGGTGCCATACGAAATCCGTGACCGAAACGACGAGCCGGTGGCACGTGGCCCGGTCGTCGATCTTTTCGCCGACGTGAACCCATACCTGTCGAGCTTCCAACTGTGGGAGGGTATCGCGACGAGCCTCGAGCTTCGTGGCAATGCCTACCTCGTGAAAGACGAGCAGACTGTACGCGGTATTCCGGTTGCGCTATGGCTGGTGCATCCGGACGAAATGACGCTTGCCACAAACGGCCAGGGATATTTCGTCGGGTATTGGCGCACTAGGAACGGACGGAAGACGTTCCTCCAGCCGGATCAGGTCATCCACATTCGCTACTTCAACATTGGCCACGAGATCACCGGTCTCTCGCCGCTGGACGTGCTGAAGCTAACCGCCGAGAGTGAGTGGAACGCAATCCAGTACAACCGCCACTTTTTCCTGAACAATGCAGTTCCCAATATCGTTTACCAGTTCCAGCGGCTCGGAAAGAACGAGCGCGCCCGCCTCGAGCAGGACATCATCGAAAGCCGCAAGGGTGTAGAGAACTCGCACTCAGCTATGATTGTAGAGGGTCAGAACGCGTCTGTGCAAAGCCTCGGGATATCGCAGAAGGATATGGAGTTTCTCGACGGCCGGAAGTTCAGCCAGGACGAGGTGTGCATGATCTACGGCGTGCCGAAGTCGAAGCTCGGACTCTACGAGGAGTCGAACTACAACAACGCCAAGAATGCCGACCTCGCGTTTTGGAAGAACACCGTCATCCCAATGGGGCGGCTCATCGAAGACAAGATCGACACCGACCTCCTGCGGCCACTTGGATACCAGGGGCGGTTTAATTTCCAGGCGATCGATGTGCTCAACGAGGAGTTCCTCGACAAGATCGACGCTGCGGTCGCGCTCCTCGAACATGGCTTTACCCGCAATGAGGTAAACGAACGGCTCGGCCTCGGCTTCGAAGACGCGCCATGGGGCGACGAACCGATGACGCCGCCGAGTCAAAACCCGTTCGGGCTACGGTCCCCGGAGGGCTCAACGAAAGGTCCACCGGCACTGCCCATCGAGCAGCCGGAAGCGCAGCCTCCGGAGGGCTCGGAGGAGATAGCGAAACACGTGCTCGCGAAGCGGTGGAACGAGCTATCAGGCCCGATCCAGCCGGTCATAAGTCGGACAGGGTCGGCGGTGCGAAAGTACTTCTACAAGATCGAGCAGAAGCTGTACCGACGCCTCGCGAAAAGCGCAGCCTCCGTCCGCACGAAAGACTGGGAGAACGAGGTTGATGCGGTCGTGAACGAGATTGACCTTGACCGCCTGTTCGAGGATTCGACGATCAGGGAGGAGATGCGCCCATACTACGAGCAGGCGATGGAGCGCGGCATACAGACCGTCACGGGCGTCGCGTTCGACCTCGAACACCCCGAGGCGGTGCGCATCCTTGGCGAGGTCCTCGACCAGATCAGCGTCGTAAACGAGACCGCACGCGAGAAGGTACGCGACATCATCGGACGGTCTCTTCGCGAGTCGATCACCGACGGGCTGAGCGAGGAGGCGAAGGCGCGGAAGCTGACCTCTGATCTCGGCGAGAAGTTCCGCGAAATCAAGAGCTCGGCTCGCACGATCGCCAGGACCGAGGTACACAAGGCGTGGGGCACGGCCCGGTACGCGGCGGCGGAGGAAACACGCCCGAAGTACAAGCGCTGGATCTCCTCCCGCGACTCACGTGTTCGGGATTCTCACGAGCACCTGGACGGGAAAAAGGTCGCGTGGGATGCGGATTTCTCAAACGGCCTCAAGTTCCCCTCTGAGCCCGGCGGCGCGGCGAAAGAGGTTATAAACTGCCGCTGCACGTACGAGGTCCTCTACGAGTAACGTGACTATCCACACTGAGGGATAGCACGGTGCAAAAGAAGAAGCAGCTTGCAGCATTCGCGATAAAGAGCCGAGACGGGAAGAAGTACACAATCACCGCCTCTACGCCAGACGTAGACCGAGACGGCGAAGTGATTGTTCCCGCCGCGTTCAAAAACCTCGACGCCTACCTCGGGTCGAATCCGGTCATTCTGTGGGCGCACAACTACGCCCACCCGCCCATTGGCCGGGCAACCGACGGCCGGATCACCGACGAGGCGCTCGAACTAGACATAGAGTTCGCGACTACGCCGTTCGCACGAGAGGTAAAGGGCCTCTATGACACGGGCTTCATGAACGCGTTCAGTGTCGGGTTCATTCCGAAGAACTACACTCACGACTCTGACGGGAACCTCGTTTTCACCGAGGCGGACCTGCTCGAGGTATCGGCCGTGCCGGTCCCTGCGAATGCGTTCGCCACGATGCGCCGCCAAGCGAAGGGCAAAGGCCTCGAGCTTGGGCACCTTACCAAGACATACGTCGAGGACGGAAACCTTATCTACGAGCTGTCGGCCGACGGTATCGCAGACTACATAACCGACGTGTCCACCCTCGGGGGACTCGCGCCCGAGGACATCAAGGGGCTGATTGAGCACCTCACCTCACTGCTTCCCGACAGTACGCCAGAGCCTGAAGGCGAATCGGTGGAAACCCCGGTCAAGCGCGAGCTCCGTGCTCTACTGGCTCACTACAAAACCACAAGAGGGTAAGCCATGGACCGCATAGAACTACTCGAGCAGCTCATCGAGAAAGAAACCGATGAGGCGAAACTGAAGGAACTCCGCGCCGAGCTCATCGCCGCGATCCGAGAGGACGAACGGCAGAAAGCGCAGGCGGAGGCAGACGAGAAGGCTGCCGATGAGGAGCGCACGGAAAAGGCCGCGCAGTCTCCGCATGGGCAGATCCCGGTTCAGCCGAAGATCGAAGTGACCGAGGCTGAGAAGTACAAGGGCGTCAATCTCAAGGCCGCTATCGGTGCCCTGCAGGACAACGCGAAGGTCCCGGCCGGCATGCGTCGCCTTGCGAAGGCCAACCGCGAACAGGCTGAGGAAGTCGCCAAGTACGGCATCGACCTCCTGCAGAAAAGCGTGGTCGGAGACGCCCGGAAGCTCAAGGCGCTCACCGAGGGCGACGCCACCCAGGGCGCCGAGCTCGTGCCCGAGGAGCGCCGATCGGCAATCCTTGCCTATATGCGCGAGACCTCTGTCGCGCTGCAGTACGCGAACGTCGTGCCGATGACCTCCGACACTCTCGACATGCCGAAGGAAGACGGTTCGGTCAGCATGACCTACACCGACGAGGCATCCGAGGCTACGGAGACCTCCGCCGTGTTTGACGAGGTGACCCTCACCGCAAAGCGGCTCGATGGATACGTCGAAGTGACGAACGAGCTCCTGCAGGACAACGACCTCCCCGGAGGTATCGCAGGCCTGCTTACCGCGCAGTTCCTCGAGGCCGGAGCGAAAAAGATCGACTCCACGGTGTTCGTCGGAACCGGCAGCCCTGTATCGGGCGTCATGCTCTCTGCAGGCGACTCGGTCGTATTTGGCACCGACTCCACCGCGTTCAGCGAGCTCCTCGCATCCGACATCAGAAGCGCCGTTGCACAGATCCCGGCGAACCGCGACGACAACGCGCGGTGGTTCATGCACAAGACCGTGCTGTACAACCTTGTCTACAACCTCAAGGGCGACAACAACGAAGACATCTTCGTCGCGAACCACTACGACATGGCGCCGGGCCGCATCTGGGGCTATCCGGTGTCGCTTGTCACCCAGGCGCCGTCCGCCGCCGATAGCGGCGCGGATACCGGCTTTATCGTCTTCGGCGACCTGTCCGGGTTCATGATCGGCGAGCGCATCGGGAGCATGCAGCTTCTGCAGAATCCCTACGCCAAGATGACCAAGAACATCACGCAATTCATCGTCTTCCAGCGATGGGCCTTCGCGCACGCGCTGAACGGGTACTACACCCGGATCGTCACCGACGACGGCGTCTGATCAGCAATTAGCGGGGTGTGCGTTCTCCTCGTTTCCCCGTTGGCCCGGTGGCTCACGCTGCCGGGCCGTTTTTGTCTGGCGTGACTATCTGCGATGAGGAGAACGACATGCTACGAGTATTTTGGGCGAGCGATCACGACGGGTGGAGCAATGCCAAGGGGTACAGCGTCCACAACCGCATGATGCGCGAGCACACCGCTGCGCGAGACGACATCGAGCTCGCCGAATCCCCAGACGACGCAGACTGCATCATCGACATTACCATCCCCACCAGTTTTGAGCGACTCAACGATAAACCGCATTTTCTATTCACGATGTACGAGATGGCCGAGCCGCCGCAGCGCTGGCGCGAAGGGGTCAACCTGGCGGATCACATCATCGTTCCGTGTAGCCATAACGTCAGTGTGTTCGAGCAAATCACCGGACTCCCGATCTCAGTGTGTCCGGAGGGCGTCGACCCAAAGATATACCAGTATGTGGAGCGGACATTTCCGCCGCCTGGAAAGCTCTTCAATTTCCTGTATGTCGGCGCACCGAATCCACGGAAAGGCTACGAGGTCGTGTGTCAGGCGTGGGACTGGGCGCACCGCTACTATCCCGACATGGTGCGAAACTCCCGGCTCATCCTCAAGACCACCAAGCAAGATGATCCGGTCGGCTTTGTAGACGACAAGTTCGGCGCGGTTATCGACACCCGCCGCATGAGCCTTGAGCAGCTCGTGCATCTGTACCACATAGCTCACGCGTTCGTGATCCCGTCGATGGGCGAGGGCTGGGGCCTCACGCTCTGCGAGGCATGCGCTACTGGGCTCCCTGCTGTCTACACCCATTGGAGCGGCCCGGAAGATTTCATGGTCGAGGCGCACGCCTATCCTGTTTACTACCGCCTGGACGAGCACGCGGCCCTCGACAAGGACGGCGAGGTATACCACCGGGGCACGGTCGCGAAGGCGGACCCGGAGGAGACCGCCGAACTGATGTACGAGATATGGCGGCACTACGGCGAGGCGCTCGGAAAGGCGCAGAAGCAGAGCGACCGGATTCTTGAATCTTTCACGTGGGATCGTGCGGCGGCCAGGCTGGCCGAGATCCTCAAGGAGAACGTATGAAGGCGTTGAATATTGGAAGCGGAACGCTCATACCCGAGGGGCGCGAGGTTACCAACATCGACATCCGGCCGCAGGTGAGCCCGGACATTGTCTGGAATCTCGACCATTTCCCGTGGCCGGTCGCGGATGAGGCGTTCGACGAGGTGTACGCTCTTGACATCCTTGAGCACCTCGAGCACGTGTTTCCGGCGATGGAAGAAATCCACCGGGCGTTGAAACCAGACGGCATGCTCTATGTCCATACGACCTACTGGCGAAGCCGCAACTCCTTCAGTGATCCTACGCACCGCCATTTCTTCACCGAGGAGTCCTTCGACTACTTCGACGAGCGGACGCTGTTCGGAAAGAAATACGGGTGGTACTCGTACGCGCGGTTTTTTATCGAAAGCCGCTATATCGACGTGGGTGAACTTGTGCTGATAATGCGGAAGCTGCCGGCGGAACGACCTGCCGATCACCGGTTCCCCCGAGACCTTCACTTCGCCGATGACGAGATCGCCGAGCTCGCTGAGAGGCTTCGGCCATACATGACTATCCAAAGCAAGGAGAACGACGAATGAGCGAAGTAGAAGACAGGTACGCCGAAATCAGGAAGCTCGCCAAGCAGTACGTCAAGAACGGGTTCGACATCGCGAAACTAGAGTTCCCCGACAATCTTACGAAGGAACTGTTCTACCGCTTCCCGCTTTCGGTCGGCATGAACGGCACGATCGCGCACCTGCCGTACCGAGGTGGCGTAATGGACCAGCCGGATCACGCAATACAGGTTTACCGCATCTTGCAGGAAGAAATCGCGCGTGCGGCGATCGCACAGCAGAACACTGCGCAGGCCGCGATGAGTAGCCAGTCGCAGAAGCCAAAGGGCACACGGAAGAAGTAAGGCATGCCGGCACTCGACACGACGATCAGCTTGATCGACCTCGATGACGCTAAAGACTACCTCGATATTGAGTCAGACGACGCATGGAGGGACCAACGTGTGCAGGGGCTCATCAATGCGGCATCTGCGGCGATCAACAGCTATCTCGGCCATACCGTAAAACTGACCTCGCACACCGAGTATCTCAACGGAGCCGGTCGCACCATTATTATGGTACAGCACCGGCCGATCACCGAGGCATCGAACGACGTTGCGGTGTACCTCGATGCGACGCGAAACTTCGGCGCCGATACGGCAGTCGATCACGATGAAATTGGTATCGACGAGGGTGCAGGGATCATAGAGCTTCCGGCCGCCACACCGAAGGGCATCAAGACCGTCATGGTGACCTACGACGCCGGGTATCCGGCGGGGTCGATACCCGCAGACATCCAGGAGGCGTGCCGGATGATGGTGCGGTTCCTCGACAGTCGCCGTGACTCGATCGCTTCCGGCGTCTCATCGATCACCATCGGAGACGGGACGGCGACCTACTCGGAGGACGTACCGATACCCGAGGCGGTCCGCGCACTCCTGGACAACTACGACGGATGAGTATCGAGTACACGGTCGCAATAAAGGCCGATCGCACGATCAAGCTCCTCGAGCGCCTCGAGGACCACTTTCCGCGCATCGAGCGGTTGATCGTCTCACGGATCGCTGAGCGGGTCGTGTCGATCACGCAAGCGGAGAAACTGCGCGGCCAAGTGCTCAACCGCCAGTCCGGGGACCTCGCGGCGAGTATCCACTACCGGCTGCGCGGCAATGCGACGGCAGTGGTCGGGACCAACATGGTGTACGCGGCGATCCACGAGTTCGGCGGCACGATCCGCGCGAAGAACGCGGAGTTTCTCGCGTTCCGCCTCGACGGCGGGCGGTACGTGATGACCAAAGAGGTTCAGATACCGGCGCGGCCGTACCTCGGGCCAACGATGACCGAGTACTTCGACAGCGGCAAAGCAAAGCGCCTTGTCGAGCTCACGCTGAAGGAGGAAATCGAGCGCCTTGAGCGGTCGGTGTAGAATATGCCATTACTCGAAGATCCGCTTTTCGATCTCAAGACGTATTTCGACGAAAACCTCGCGACGTTCATCGCGGCCGTCAACGCGCAAGTGACCTCGAACAAGATAAGCGACATGCGCGACATCGAGGTTGGTCGATTCACGGCGCTGCACGCATCGAGCTATCCGGTGATGAACATCATCCCCGGGCCATCCCCGATCGAGGCGCTCTCCCAAGGCTTCGACGAGTTGCGGATGGAACCGGCCATCTACATCGCAGACCGGGTCAGTGATTCGGAAGCCTCATACCTCAAGCTCCTGCGCTACGCAGATGCGGTACGCGATTCGCTCCTCGACGATACCACCGGGGGCGATGCGTTTGACTACATCACCGTAAGCGAGATCGCGCCGTATCCGTCGGATGCGAACAGCATCGCGGTGGTAGTTATCCGATGCGAAACCCTCCTGCAGGTAAGCCGGTCCTAGCCTCACGTGACTATCTCCGGTGAGCGAGATCATGAATCCGAGGGGTAGGTCACAATGGGTATAATCGGCGGTAACGACTCCAAGCTGCAGATCGGCATCCAGACCGATTGGTCGACTGCAGTCTCTCCGACGCTACAGCTTTCATTCACGCAGGAAAGCTTACGCTACATCCCGAACTACATGAGCGAAGACGCGCTTGTCGGCAACAAGACGACCGGACGCATGGACCCCGCAGGAGTCAAGACCGAGGGGGATTTCACCGTACTCGTCAAACCGGATGAGATCGGCCTGCTTCTATCCTGGGCGCTGGGATCAGAGGCGGCAGCATCGGCGGTAGACGGATCGGCGGTCTATGACCACGCGTTCAGCCTCATCGCCGGCGGAACTTCCAACTCGCTCCCAAAAGCCACGCTCGTCGTAGACCGGAAGGTCGACACCTACGACTACGTCGGATTCAAGGTCAACACATTCCGCCTTGAGGCGAACGTCAACGATTACCTTCGGGCGACTTTCGGCGGACTCGGGTACGACGAGGTGAAAAACGTCGAGCTCGCATCCCTCACGCCGTCGAGTCTCAAGGCGCTTCAGTTCAAGCACGGGACGATCACCGTTGACGCCTCGGAGTACGCCGATATCACGAGTTTCTCGATTGATCTCAGCAACAACCTTGAGGACGACCTGTACACCATGGGCTCCGGCGACAACATGGCGGAGATCGAGCCGCAGGCCCGGGAGGTAACCGCGTCCATGGAGGTACTCTTTTCGAGCACCACCGAGAGTACCCGAGAGAACAAGTTCAAGGCCGGTGACTCGGTCGCGGTCGAGGCGACGTTTACCTCCGACGAGGAAGTCCTCACCGGGAAGTACTACACGCTCACAATCGATATGCCGCTTTTCTATATCACCGAGGCATCGCCGAGCATCAGCGGGCCAGAGCGTATCCGGATGACGCTCGAGGGAACCGCGACCGAGGACGATTCAAACGAGGCGATCACAATCACGCTTCGAGACGGACAGGACACGAAGTACATCACATAGAGGAGAACACAGATGGAACTCACCCTCGCCGAAAACGTGCTGATAGATAAGGTCACGATCGACCTCTCTGAGCACTTCCCCGAAGAGGACGCAAAGCAGTACATAAAGCTGCGCGCGATGAACGTCAAAGAGATGCTACCGTTCACGCGTCATCAAGCGGCGCTTGCCGGGGCGGACGCCGACCCGAATGCGGTGGAAGCGGTGACCGAGTATTTTATCCAGATACTGCCGAACCTGATCATCGAGCACTCGTTTACCGCAAGCGGACAACCCGCGCCGAACCAGGCAGTTGTCACGATGCTTTCGGGTAATCAGGCGCTATTCATGCAGATTATGAGGACCTACGTCGCTGCGCAGCGTTTCGGCCAGGGGACGAGCACCGACTAAGGCAAGTCTCCCGGTTGGTGTTCGGCGGCGGTCGGCGATTTCCGGAACGGGAGCTGGAGGAGGCATTCCAATGCTGGGCGTGGGCGTTCCCGGTCTTCATGGATTGCATCGATCGGGAGAAAGGCGACTGGTTGCATCTGCCGGCGCCGGGGTCGTTGTATGAGCAGCCACACATGCTCATGTCAGTCATGCGGGTGCTCAGGAGCGTGTTCGTCGAGGAGATCCGCAAAGAGTGGGAGCGCAAAGCCAAGCAGGGCAGGTAATTAGTGGGCCGCTATGACGTAGAGTACGAGATACGGTCGAAAGACCGAACGAAAAAGGGCCTCAACGACGCGCAGAAGAACCTAAAAGGCTTCGGCAAAGAGACCTCGAAGCTCTCCAAGGGGATCGGCGATGCCTTCAAGGGCGCATTCGCTGCTACCGCTGTTATCGCGTCCCTCAAAGTAATCGGCAAGGCCGTCGCGCAGTTCGCGCGCGAGTCCATCGACGCATTCCAGAAGCAGGAACGCGCAGTCCTCAGACTGAACGCGGCGCTCAGAAACAATCCGTACAACAACGCGCAAATGTCTCGGAACCTGCAGGAGTACGCCTCTGCGCTGCAGCAGGTTTCGGTCTACGGTGACGAGGTCACCCTGCAGCAGGCTTCCATGCTTGCGTCCATGGGGATGACCGAGACGCAGATCAAGGAAGTGCTTCGCGCGGCAACGAACCTCGCGAGCTCGGGCATGATCAGCCTTGAGTCCGCGACCCGTAACCTCGCAAAAACCTTCGGCGGTATGTCCGGCGAGCTCGGCGAGCTCATTCCCGATCTGCGCGATCTCAGCGAGGAGCAGCTTCGAAACGGCGATGCAGTCGACTTCGTTCTCGAGCGATACCAGGGGATGAACGAGGCGCTTCGGGAATCGTCGGAAGGAGTGCGTACCGCCTTTCAAAACGCTTTCGGCGATCTGAAGGAAACGCTCGGCGAAACGCTCTCGGCGTCTGTGGATCCGTTTCTCGAACGGCTTACCGAGGTACTCACCACCATCAACGACACGCTTGAGGCGATGGACGAGTACAACCGGGTGGTGGCGAAGTTTGGTGAGGACTCAAACCGCGCTCGATTCCTGCGCGAGGGCCTCATTCAGGGCCGGCCGGCGCCCGAAGGCCTTGACCTCGGTACCGGACCGCAAGGAAACGCCGCGCTTGATGAGTCGCTCCGCGTGCTTGGGCAAGGCGGCACGGATCAAGAGGTCGAGGAGCGCCAGCGCAAAGCGGCGGAAGCCGCCGCGATTGCAGCAAACCGCGAGCTCTACGCCAACCTAGCCAAAGCGTTCGACCCGGTGCGAGAGCTCCGCGACCAACTCGACACGGTCAACGAGCAGATTGGCAGTGCGCAGATGCTTCGGGCGCAGCCGGGCAATCGCGCCATATACGGCAGCCTCGACCGAATCCTCGAGACGCTCTACGACGAGCAAGACAACCTCGTCTCTCAGATACAAGCAATCCTGCGGCCTGCTCCCGGCGGGGCCGGGCCAATGGCCGCCACATCCTTCGGCATGGGTCCGGGCGGCAACTATGGCACCGGCCCGATCTGGGATATGTGGTCGAATGGTGCGGGCGGAGACCTGCGAGCAGCTCCGCAGCAAGGGCCGTCGGCATTCCAGCGATTGGCAGCCGGGGCGAATCAGTACGCGACCGGAGTCGGCGAGGCGATCGGCGGCGCGGCCGGTGTCGGCGGCATGATGCAAGGCGGTCTCACCGGTAATGCGGCCGAGCTCTCAGAGGCAGTCGCGGCATTCGGCGCGCTCGGCCCCGCCGTCTGGGGTGTGCAGGAGGTTTTCGAGGGCCTCATGTCGGTACTCGACCCGATGCTCAACGCTGTGATCGACCCACTTGCAGAAATCCTACAGGGCATCGGTGAGACGCTCGGAAAGGCGCTGTTGCCGGTGCTCGAGGCCCTCGCGCCGATCATCGCAACCGTTGGCAACATCATCAACACGTTTCTCACGCCGGTGATCGCTCACCTCGCGCCGCTTTTCAACGTCATCGCAACAGTCCTCGAGATCCTCGACCCGATTCTCAAAGCATTTGCCGTGGCACTGGAGATCGTCGCGGCACCTCTGAACTGGTTTGCCGACCTCCTCGAATGGGTCACCGATCAGATCCGAGTCACCGTGCAGAACATGGTGATATGGTTCGAGAACCTCTTTAGGCGGGCGGCAAAAGACGAGGATTATGTAGACCGACCAGGCAAGTTCACCTCCGACGCGTTCAGCGGCCTTGGAAACAGGATTGCCGCGATCTGGAACGAAACCGGCGGCGATCCGGCCGGGGCGTTGGACTCTCCTGATAATTCAGGACCGAATCGTGAGATGATCGGCCGCGACCTGACGCTCAACTTCTACAACCAAAACGTCGTAACCGGCGACGAGCAGATCCGAGATCTTGCTATCATCGTCCGAGACCAGATACTCGAGCTCGAAAGGTTGGGCGCGTAATGGCAACTTTCACCGTTCAGATCGACTTCGGAAGCGGGAACGTCGACATCACAGACGATGTGATCCACAAGAGCTTCGCCCGCCGCCGAAAGATTCATAACCGACTGCGACCGACAACCGATGAGTGTACATTTCTCCTGCAGGGCGACACCTCCGTTCTCTCGGACCTTCTCACGGCGCCGGACGACACGGTTGTAACCATTACGAAAGACAGCGCGGCCTACTTCAAAGGCTACCTCTCGCCACGCTTCCGCATCCCGATAAAGAGCGTGCGCAACCAGCCGATCCAGATCAAAGTCGAGGATTGGCTGCGCTATCGTCTCGACAAGGACGTCGAGGTAAACGCACGCTACGCGACGCACAAGGTATGCGACACCACCACGACGTCGAACTCGCTCGTGCACAAGCTCCTCACCGAGGCGGGTTTTGCGGCGGGCGAGCTCAACATAACCACCGACATCGACAAGACCATCACCGACTACGTGCTGTTCTCAGAGAGCAACGCGCGGTACTGGGGGCTGCTCGAGCGGCTGCTATTCGAGTTCGGCTACACGTTCTACGCGGACGAAGAGGGCCGGTTTTGCCTGTTCGACTTATTTCCAGCGAGCACCACGACCACAAATAAGTTCCAGAACACGTCTACGAAATCGGCTCGGAACATCATCGGCGAGGTCGAGGTCGGGCGCGTTGAGCAGCGATACGACGATTGCAGGGTCAGCTATCACCCCGTCGAGACGCTTACCGGAGTCAAGGTCTATGAAGACACGACCGGCGGAAGCGGCGACAGTCCGGCATCGATCCCGGTGGCAAACGGCGACTATTATCCCGAGGACGGAAACACCCGCGATATATACCAGCAGTACCGCCGCGACGAGGGCGAGGTCGTATCTGTATCGAACGTCTCAACGACCGTCGAGCCATCCTCAACGTTCACCGAGACGTTCACCAACTACTACGTTCAGGGAAAGCTCCTGCTCGAAAACGCGACGGGTTCACAGCAGACGATCACGCGACTCGAGATCTGGGGCGACGCTACGATCAGGACCGATAGCGTCAACAAGGTCCGCGCTGAGGTAACCGCAGGCAGCGACCACGTCTATGAATACAACGCGTCATACCTCGAGGCTATCGCCGACGCTGAGTACCTCGCGACCGGAATCGGTCGGTACTACAAGCACTCGGTCATCACGTATGACCTGCGATCACGTACCTCCTACGCGGTGGGCGCAATCGCGGACGTGGACGAGGACCGAAACGGCATCGATCAGACCTGCATGATCATCGGGCGCGAGGATCGGGTGCAGATCGACGGGTCAACTGGCGAGCTCGAGGAGGTGCACACCTACCACCTCGAGGCGATCGAGGCGTTCGCCTCCACTACGCCGACAACGACCACCTCACAACCGACCGCGCCGGTCCGCGATCAGGTGGAAACGCGCCCGACCTACACAGACCTGCAAGACGGCTACGACGCGGGCGGCGGCACGACGACGCCGACAACGCCGACCCTCGTCGCGGTCGGCGGCGTGAAGCAGACCAAGCTCGCGTGGACCAAGCAAAGCAACCTCACCAACTTCGAGCGCTACGAGATACAGGTCTCTGACGACAGCGGGAGCACCGCCTACAGCGTGGTCAACGGCCAGCAGGTCGGCTCAAGCGGCGGCACGACGGCGGTGTACTCCGAGGAGTACCTGCACCAGGACGTGCCGCTCAACGGGACGACCAACGCACCGCAGAACGTGACGCTTGACTACCGAGTGCGGACGGTCAACAAAGCCGGAACACAGAGCGCGTGGAGCGCCTGGGCTACGGTGACGGTGCAGCGCGTTGAGCGCGGGCTGCTCGAAGAGGCTGCGATCAACACGGAGAAGCTGGCTGATCTCGCGATCGTCGAAGGCAAAATCTCGGATGATGCAGTCACGACCGCAAAACTGGTTGACGATGCCATCTCGGCAGCGAAACTGGCAGCGGGCGCCATCAAAGCTCCGAACGAGGGGCTGGTGGCGCACTGGTCATTTGACGACGGCGCCGGGACGACCGCAACCGATAACAGCGGCAACGGCAACGACGGGACGGTCAACGGCGCGACGTGGGTCGATGGCGTAGCAGGGAAGGCGCTGCGGTTCGACGGGGTGGATGATGAGGTGCAATTTAGCCTTGCAGTCAATCTGACTACCGAAGCGACTATGTGCGGATGGTTCTTTTGGGAATCTGGCACGGCATCGCTTCTTCGTGACAACACATCATCCAATGGCTGGATACTTGCCTACAATAATTCAGGGACAATACATTACCGGGTCGGCGGGTCCGATTTTTCTACCGGGGAGACAGTCTCCGCATATCAAAATTCATGGCATCATTACTGCGCGGTTGTCGAGTCGGGCGGCGCAACGCGGTACTACATAGACGGGGCATTAGTATCAAGTGGGAGCAGTGCAGGCAGTACCGCAAGTGCTAACCCTTTTCATATCATGCGGAATGGCTCAGCTTCCTCCTACGTAAAAGGTGATTCTGACGACGTCCGCATCTACAACCGAGCGCTGACACTCGCCGAGATTCGGTTTCTCTACAACAACCCGGGCGCTACGGGCTGGGTGATGGTCGACGCATCGCGCATCCAGACTGATGCTATCACGGGCGACAAAATACTCGATGACGCAATCACGCAGGCAAAAGTCGCAGCTGGTGCAATCGACACGACAGAGCTTGCTAACCTTGCTATCGAGGCGGCAAAACTCGCCACAGATGCCGTCACGGAAACCAAGATCGCAGCGGGCGCAGTAGTAGCGGCCAAAATCGCAGCGGGCGCCATTGTCGCTGGGAAAATAGCGGCAGGAGCAGTCGATACCGATGAGCTCGCAGCCAACGCAATCACAGCAGCCAAGATCGCAGCGGGAACCATCACGGCGACCGAGATAGCCTCCAACGCCATCACCGCCGACAAAATCCTGGCCTCGGCAGTCACAACTGCCAAACTCGCAGCGGGCGCGGTCACAGCCAATGAAATAGCCGCGAACGTTATCACCGCCGCGAAAATAGCAGCCGACACGATCACCGCCGACGAGCTGGCGCTGGCGGAAAACTTCGTGTTCACCGGATCGGTCGGCAGCGAGACGGCTGCGAGTCCGAGCAATGGGGACACGCGGGCGTACTTCGGCAAGGACCCGGCGGGCGCGCAGGGCGCGAGCGACCCGCTTGAGTTGGCGATACGAGGGTACAACGGTCAAGAGTGGGAGTATCTCGCCCGGATCTACGCCAAGAGCGACGGCAAGAAAGCGGACGGGTTGGTGCTCGGGACGTTCAACGCTGCAGAAAAGCTTGGTAGCAAGTTTGGAAAGTTCTGGTATCAGGCGAACATCGGCGGCACAGAGCCGAATTACAGCGGGGCAGTCGCGTATGATGGTTCAGACATCATTGTGTTCGGGACCGACGGCGCTGACACCTATTACTCAAAATCGACCGATAAAGGACTGACGTGGAGCAACTGGGCACTGTGTAGTGCAACTGCTCCGAATACTTCAGTACGCCCAACGGACGCCGCCTCTCCGGCGGCCGGTGTATTCATAGCGACGCTCAGAGGACCTGGCGCTCCGTTGCTAAGGACGGCAAACGGAGGAACGTCGTTTTCGGTATTGCAGCCGCTTGGCGGGTCGTCCGCGGTGTTGCTGTGGGGCATCGCGGCCGGGGATACATACACTGTTGCGGTAGGCGCTGAAAATATCGCGGGAAGCCCTACAATTCTGTATTCCAGTGATGATGGAGCAACATGGAGTTCCGTGTCAACGACGACGTTCGGGTCAGACAGCGAGATCAAGGGCGTCGGATTTGGCAACGGGCGGTTCATTGCCGTTGGAGATGACGGGGCGAACGCGCACGTTGCCTATGCGGACGAAACGAACATAACAAGTTGGACGGAGATCACCACGCACTCGTTTAGCGGCACCGTTGAGGCGGCGGAGTACTCCGAGGGCGTGTGGAATCTGTGCGGCGACAACGGGGAAGCGGCATATTCCGAGGATGATGGGGCGACGTGGACCCACACAGACCCTGGAACCAGCGGGGACAATTTCACTGAGATGCTTGCGTTCGATCGTCAGGTCATCATACAAGACTTTAACGCTGGTCCGGTGCATAGGTCCGTCGATAACGGGCGCACCTGGGAGCTGTTTGACTCAATGCCTGCGTACTTCGGCGACTTTGCAGTGATAGACAGCGAGCGAGTCATTGCGCCGATGTCGCTCGATGGCCCTGTGTATATATCAGAATGGACCGAGGCAGGCGCCGGCATCATCGAGCGCGGGGAGTCGGGAAGCGGCAAGTACGTCAAGTTCTCCGACGGGACGATGGTGTGCTGGGGGACGTTCGATTCTGGCGCGCTGTCAATCCAGAATGATAACATAGGCACGTACGGGATAAGCTACTACCAGTCAACTCCCAGTATCACGTTCCCTGAATCTTTCTCCAGTTCGCCCGTTGTATCGCCCGGATCGTCCCGAAGCATTGCAAGTAGTCCGTTCTGGGTGTCCCCCGACACCGTGACCACAACCAGCGCCCGTATGGTGGTGGCGGATAACGGCTCGTCTACACTAACGGACCTGGCATGGATAGCCATAGGACGGTGGCGATGATCATACACTGGAAGCCATGCGGAGACCCGCGAGGCCAACACGAACGCGAGTACACCCAACCGACGCCGGACGTGGTGGGTATCGGTCCAGACGAGGTGGACCTGTCCGACCCGAACACGGTCGAGTGGCCGCAGGACGTCATCCCGGAGGCGGTGAGCCGGTGGCTACTCCGTGCATGGCGAGACGGGAGCGGGACACTGCACGTCGAGCTGGTCGCGTTCTTCCGGGCGGCAGACCGGGGCGTATGGGAGCGGCGGCCTTTTCGCGGTACGGAGGGCGAGGACTACGGCACGAGGGGGAGCCTATCATGGCGCGATTTCGACCCGAGGGCATAACACAGGCCGAGAGGCAGGCACGCGAGGCGGAGCAGGCGAGGCAGGAGCGCAATGCGGCTATCATCGCGCGGCTGCGGGCGAAGGGATACGAGTTCCGCGACGACCTGAACGTGCTGGCGCAGGCGGTGCGGTATCTGTACCAGCAGAGTGGTATCACCCCACCGCAACCGTTGGTGGAGTGGTGGCAGGCGTTCCAAGACGCAGAGGCCGAGGTTGATGGAGATAACGCATAATGCCCGAGTTTACCGGCGACGACAGGCGCATCCTCTACGATCTACACCGCACGGTCAACAACGGGCTCAAGGAGTCTGCGGTCGACACGCGGCAGATGGTACGAGCCAACACCGAGGCGATCGGGCGCATCGAGGAAGGCGTGCACGAGCTCGACCGCAAGCTCGAGATCTTCGTTCAAACCCGGGAACTGACCTGCCCGTGGAGCGCGAAGCGGAAGAATGACCGAAAGGTCCTGATCGGCGTATTTGTCGGGCCCGTACTGACCGGGGCGCTGATCACGATCGGTCAATGGCTCCTGGGAGGATGATGTGAAACTGCGCACCGAGCTACTACCGGTCAACCGCTACTCCCGTCCTGGTTACATCCGCTCCTCGGTTGCGCGGATCGTCTGGCACTGGACTGGCGCGGCAGGGCAGCGGAAAGAGACGACGGCGAGATATTTCGAGCTGATCGCGCGGCAAGAGCCGGACGACGGACAGCCGGACCGGTACGCGAGCTCGCACTACATCGTCGACGAGGCAGGCGTGTTGCAGGTTATACCCGACGAGGAGGTCGCCTACCACGCAGGGGCCGGGTGGTGGAATCTCAACTCGATCGGCATCGAGATTTGCCACCCGGACGCGAGCGGTCGGTTTCCGCTGACCACGCTCGCGAACCTGCTCGAGATGTCGGCACGTCTCTGCGAGCAGTACGGCATCCGGCCACTGACGCAGATCGTGCGGCACCACGACGTGACCGGCAAGCTGTGCCCGCGGTGGTTTGTCGAGCATCCGGCGGACTACGAGGCCGCGCGGCGGATAGTAAGCGAAATGGTGACCTACGAGGTCACTGAGACATAGACCGGCCGTTGGCCGGAGCAAGAAACAACGAGAGAGGTGTGAAATGTCTGACACGACGAAGAAGATCCTCGTCATCCTCCTGAACGTCATCGCGTCTGCGATACTCGCGTTCGCCGAGGTGTTTGGGTGGGGACTCGAGTGGTACGTACCAGTGACGATGATGCTTGTAATCATCCTCGACACGTGGGTGGGTATCCAATGGGTGCCGCCGAAAAAGCCGTCGAACGAGACGGGCGGATCGAGCTAGCGTATGGGCCTACTCAACCGCCTCATCGGTGGCTCGACTGCCGCCGGTGAGGTTATCGATGCGGCGGGTGGCGCGGTAGAGCGTGCGGCAAACGCGATCCGGGGAGTGGATCCGGAGCTTGAGCGGCAGCTTGCGCAGGCGCAGGCCGATCTCGCCATGTCGCATGTGGAGCTCGCCAAACAGCAAGCGTCTCACGCGTCGTTTTTCGTCGCGGGGGCGCGGCCTGCGTTGCTGTGGGTCGGCGTGCTCGCGCTGGCGCTGCACTACATCGTCGGACCTGTCGCGATATGGCTCGGCGGATCCGGGCCGCAGATTGATGTAGCGGGGCTGTGGCCGATCATCTCGGGCACGCTCGGCATCGGACTATTGCGGACGGTCGAGAAATCACAAGGAACGCAAGGGAGGCACTGATGGCAACATACTCAGAAGTGAAACAAGGGCTTGATGAAATATCCGCGCAGATTCGTGCAGTACAGACTCGCTACAACTCGGCGAAATCAAATATCGAAGCGGGGAGCGCGGCGCTTGGCGCAATTCCGACGAAATATGCAGATGTTATCGCTACGATAGACGGATACACGCCTACCGGAGCATTCGAGACGCTAAGCAAAGACGAAAAAGCCAAGCTGCAAGCGGAGTTTCAGGCACTCAAGTCTACTATCGACGCGCTCATTGCAACGGCGGAGTTCTCCGCATGAGACGATTACTGATACTTGCGCTCCTGCTCGTCGCTACGATTGCGGTAAGCCAGCAGGTCTACTACGAGTCTACTCCAACGCTCGAATGGGACGCGGTTACTACGGATACAGACGGCAACGCATTCCTACCTGGTGATACGGTCGAGTACGAGGTGCTCTCATGGGATATGGCGCAGGGTGACATTACCCTACAACCTGTCGCCGCCCTCTCATCGCTCGGTACAACCACCGCACTATCGATGCAGCTATCCTTTCCGTATCGGAGTGAGTGGGCCGTAGCAGTACGGACTCAGCACACCGACGGTGGCGGCAATGTAACGCTGTCAGACCCGGCATATAGCGTAGTGGAGGTGGATACCGCTTCCGGCCCTTTCTGGTATACCCCGGTGTTGACTTGGATACCGCAGCGCCCAACGGGCTTGCGGGATTCGGGGATGTAGAGGAGCCAGACGTGGCAGAAGTTGTCCGATACGTAGATCCTGACGCTACGGGCTCTGGCGACGGTACAAGTTGGACAGATGCCTACACATCACTCTCTGCGTGGGAAGCAGCAGAACAGACCGATCTAGTAGCCGATGGTGATTGGCACCATGTGTACTGCCGCAGCTCGGGCGGTACTGCGGATAGTACGGCTGTCGTTATAGATGGGTGGACTACCGGGCCGAGCAATTACATTCTAATCGAGGCAGCGAGCGGAGACGAAGCAGTAAAAACTGGTATTGATACCTCGCGCTATCGGCTTACTGCAGCCTCTGGGAATGCTATAGAAAATCGGATTGATGATCTGACTATCCGGGGGATACAATTTGACTGCGCTGCTCTTGGCATCTATGCATCGAAGTGGCAAAACACATCTGCGGATGTGACAATTGATCAGTGTTACCTCAAAACCGGCTCGGCTGGTATTACTGGATACGGGTCGAGTGTAACCATAAATGTCGAATCTTCTATAATAGTTGGAGACGCAGCACCGAATTACGGTATCCATGCACAGGATGGTACATGGAATATCTACAACTGTGTTGTATATGGATACGATCACGGGCTTTACGAGGGAGCGAGTGGCCCGACAATCACCATAGAAAACTGTGCATTATTTTCGAATAACGATGATATTGAATCGGCTAACGCATCTGTAGACTACTGTGCCTCCGACGACGGCGACGGCACAAATTCGGTTAGTCCGAGCGGCAGTTCCTGGGCGAATGAGTTTGAGGACGCGGCGAACGGTGACTTTACCCTCCTTACGGGCGGCAACCTCGAAAACGGCGGAACGACAATCACGGGAGGGCCATCGACTGATATTGATGGTGACTCGTGGGATGCCACGCCGAGCATCGGGGCAGATGAGTACGTAGCGAGCGGCGGCGGGACGACGGTAAGCGCCGACTTACTCAGCGCTTCCGGTGAACTCCTCGCGCCAACCGTCACTGGTGCCGCGGCCGTAAGCGCCGACTTGCTGACAGGCTCTGCCGAGCTCCTCGCTCCGACAGTAGCGGCCGCCGCACTTGTTCCGGCGGACCTCCTGTCTGCGACCGCCGAGCTCCCCGCCCCGACGGTCGCAGGAGCCGCCGTTGTCCGGGCTGACTTGCTGAGCGCGACGGCGGAACTACCCGCGCCGACGGTCACCGGTGCTGCTACGGTATCCGCTAACCTTCTCACAGCCGAGGGGGCATTGCTGGCGCCGACGGTGCAGACCTCCGCCGGAGTCACGACGGATCTACTGACGGCAACAGCCGATCTACTGGAGCCGACCGTATCAGGCGGCGCTATCGTCTCTGCCGATCTCCTGAGTGCGACCGGCGAACTACTCGCGCCCACGGTATCGGCTTTCTCCGGTACGGTTGTCGTCGCTGATCTGCTCGAGGCAACTGCGAGCCTCTTCGACCCGACGGTAAGCGGCGCGGCGACGGTCTCGGCCGACCTGCTCACTGCCGAGGCCACACTACTCGCGCCAAGCACTGCGGCGGGGCTCACCGTAGCAGCGGATCTCCTTACCGCCGGGGCGACTCTGCTCGCGCCATCGGTCGCGCTGACGGCAACGTTTGCGACGGATCTCCTGCAAGCTGACGCGGAGCTACTCGCGCCGAGCCTCGTCTATCAGGGTGGAGTGAGTGCCGATCTACTCACCGCGACGGCTACGCTACTCGCGCCGACGCTTATCATGGGCGACGTATACACCGAGCAAATCACCGGTACCTCGAGCATCCAGACCGCAATCACCGGTACCTCGAGCATCCAGACCGCAATCACGGGGGAGAGTAGCCTATGATAAAGCTCAATCAGCCCGCCCAACTCGCGCTCACGGTGAGCAACATGGACGGGGCAACCGGCGCTACGGTCAAATACCGCACGCCAACCGGAACGGAAGGCGAGTGGACGACCGGCGTCGCGATCGATGCGGGAGAGGGTACCGTAACGTATGACATCCCGGCGGACACGCTCAATGAAACAGGCAAGTGGTTGTTCGTGCCGGTGGTTACGATAGCCGGCGGCAATACATATCCAGGATCGGCGCACGCCGAATTCGTACACAACACCTACTCGTAGGAGGATCTGATGGCATCCATCATCTACAATCGCGGACTGCAAATAGTCCAGGAAGGCTCGGCCGATCTTGACGCCGACACGCTCAAGGTCATGCTGCTCACCAGCTCGTACACGCCGGACAAGACGCACAACGTGCTCGCAGACGTTTCGACGAACGAGGTAACCGGCTCCGGTTACACCGCAGGCGGCGCGACGCTCGCAAACGTGAGCGTAACCGAGGATGACGTCAATGACCGGGTGACGTTTGACGCAGACGACGTGACGTGGACGAGCGCCACGATAACCGCGCGGTACGCTGTGATCTACGACGACACGCTCGCGAGCGACCCGCTGCTATTCTGCTTCGATTTCGTCTCGGACCAGTCGTCAAGCGGCGCCGACTTCACAATCCAGTGGAACGCGGACGGGATATTCCGCGTCGCGCAGGCGTAAGCAAAGCCGCAGCGCGGCGTGAGGAGATACCATGAGGCGGTCAATTATCTGCGAGCACGAGTGGTCGCCGGTGGCGCAAGGGTCGGTGCGCGTCGAGTTTCGGCCGATGCGGAGCAAAACCGATGGCTCGGTGGTAGAGCGCGTTGTCGAGCGCCGGAGGTCTATGGTCGCATGAACAATACCGAGTTCCAACGGTTTCGCTCTGAGCTCAACTCGAGAGCGCTGAACGTCGCTGATGAGAAAGCCAAGGGCTACGCGCGGACGGACGACCGGCTTCACAACTTCAAGTGCGGCGGTGAGAAGTTCGGCACGCACCCGCTGACGCAGCTCCTCACTCACGCGGACAAGCACTATGACACGCTCTGCGCCTACGCCCGGCTACTCAACTCAGGTGCAAATATCGGTGAGGCGGACGGCGAGCTCTGCGGCTCGGAGACGATAGAGAGCAGGATCGTCGACCTGCGCAATTACTGCGACTTGGCGGCGGCGATCCTGCACGAGGAACGGGAACGGTTCGACAACGCCGATTGCACCTAATTGGTGCAGCGCGGAAAACGCGAAAAACCACACGGTCCGCACCTATCTATTTTGAACAGATTTTGAACGAAATCTTGTAACGAGCTGCGGGATATACCCGTTTCCGGGCCTCCTGTAATGATTTACATCGGCAGAACACCGTCAGTCCGGTCTGGCAACGGTTCGGGACCGTGAGGTCGGCGGTTCAAATCCGCCCAGCCCGATAGAGTAAGTAACGACAGAGCAACGAGTTAGACAAAGCGGCCTCACGGTCGCTTTTCTCGTTTGCGGGCCAGATTGAACGAGGATTGAACCAAATCCCTAGGGAAGCGTAGAATGTCGGCTGGAGAATGCCAAATGAACGCCCGAATCTATCGCCCGACCGTCAACGGCGTGAAGCGCTGGGGCTACTGGTACGTGGATGAGGATGGCAAGAAGCGCCAGCGGATCGCGAACCCGGAGACCGGTGATGGCTTTCGCACGCGCTCGGATGTCGATGCGTACTTACGCGAGCTCGACGCGAGGGAGGATCGCGCGAGCGACATCACCGTCGAGCGAATCGCCTCGTGGATTTTCGAGGAGGGTTCGCCCTGGCTTGAGCGGCAGAAGCGGAGGCGAGACGGCAGGCCACTCGCCGATGCGACACTGGCCGAGTACCGGCGCCACGTGAGAAGCTACATCCTGCCCCGGTGGGCCCGCGTGCCGTTTCGCGGCCTCCGCCCGCGCGAGGTCGAGGACTGGTTGTACTCGCTGGACTGCAGTAACCGCTACCGTATCAACATCTGGCAGACGTTCCGGCGTATCCTGGACGAGGCTGTGCGGAAAGATATCATCGCGGCAGTCCCGCGCGTGGAGCTGCCGGAAAAGCGCGCAAAGAAGACGCGGCGCGTACTCACGCCGGCAGAGCTCAAAGTTCTCTTTCCCCGAAGGGCTTCCGATCTCCGGGCGCTGTGGACTGACCACCGGCGGGGCGAGCCGCGCCATGCATGGCTGACCTTCGCCGCGCTATCTGCCGCGATGTTTCTTTGTGGGCTCCGTCCCCAGGAGGCCCGCGCGATCCACACCGACCAGCTCGCTCTTGATATGGCTACGCTCCTTGTAACCCGGCAGATGACCGCGGGCAATGAGGTCGTGGAGTACGTCAAGGGTGGCACCGCAGAAAGTCCACGCTACCGGTTCGCGCTTATTCCGGCGATGGGGCTCTGGATCTTCCAGGAGCTCGTGGAAACCGTGCGGCCGGTCGACTTGGTATTCGCCTTCAAGGGCCGCGCGATCCGGCGCGAGTACCTGCGAGAGCGCTTACTTCGCACCGCGCAGCGGGCCGGGCTCCCGAGCCTCGACGGGTTCGCGCCGTACTCAGGGCGTGCGACATACATCACGTGCGTCCGGCCGCTACTCGACCCGGCGATGCTCCGCGCGATGGTCGGGCACTCATCGGATTCGACGACCGACATCTACGACCGGGCGGACCTGCTGGCGCGGGCGAGGCAGGTGCAGGGGACGGTCACGGCGATAGACGCGGCGCTTAGTCTTGGAGAGTCAGCACCAGACCAATAGAGATGCCGGAGACGGGATCGAGCACCAATGTATCGTCGCGAAACTCGTAGAGCATTTCAACCACACCGCCATCCTCATAGGTCAGGGTCAATCGCTCGTCGGTGTACGCGTAGGTGCCTGGGTCGCTGTAGGTCTCGCCGGTCCAGAAATCCTCGCCTTCCTCGACAAACGTCATGTCTGAGGCAAACGAGTACGAGATGGGGCCGAGCGCCTCACCGGTCCAGGTCCCGACGAACGGGTTGCCGAGCTCGAGCACGTTGCACCCGCTGAGCAATGCCACGAGTGCGAGCGCACCGATTATCAGCTTGCGTATCATATACCTTCCTCCTCAGATGTATCCTTTCGGATAATGTAGAACGCCCTACGGCGTTCCGATAATGTCGAACATGGGCGGCGCTTTCGCTCATCCGGCTTGTTCCTCTCTCTGAACGTCCCGTCGACCCTGCAAATATCCGTAGACCATCGTGTCGACTTTCTCGAGCACTTCGTCGTCGAGATCCGCCAGCTTGCTAACCAGATCGCGCAACGGGCGACGGACGGATACACGATAGGCCACCGGGTCGTGGACGTCCCCAGGGGCAACCTTCGCCTCGATCGATTGCAGGCGCTCGATGATGCTCTGCGTATTCGTCTGGGTAACCTCGCCGATAGCGTCCTCTGGCTTATCGACGCCGCCAAAAAAGAAGCGGGGGTCCACCGAAAACTCCCGACATATCGTGTCGACTAGCTGGGCGCTCACCTGTCGCTCCCCTCGCTCGGTCATCGAGACATTGGACTTCGTCATCCCTACCCGGGCGCCGAATTGCTCGCCGCTCAAGCCGAGATGATTGCGCAGTGTACGTATCCGCGCGCCAAAATCCACATGATCTCCCTATTCCCCGCTCCCACAACCACAATAGTTCACAATGTGTGAACATGTCAACAAATCCACAATCTTTTTCTTGACAGCAGAACACAATCAGTGTACTCTGAGCACAGATGAAGACGACGAAGAGCACGAAACGTGAACGAGTTCCGAGGCTATGGGCGGTTGTTCCGGAGGATCTGCACAAGGACGTGAAGCTCTACGCCGTTACGCACGGCATCACCATGCAGGAGTTCGTGGCGCAGGCTGTAGCGGAAAAGCTCGAGCGAGAACGCCGAGACGAGATCGGGGCGGTGCGATGACCGTAACTCCTTCGCTCACTCTCCTAACCATGAAGCAGCTCCTAATGCTTGATCTCTACGCCCAGGGCGAGAGCCTGAAAGAGATCGGTGCGGCGGTCGGACTCCCGGCGATGCGAGTCAGCTTCCACCTCGAGGCGATCCAGAATGTCGTCGGAGCCGAAACGCTCGACGAAGCGGTCGAGCTCTACAAGGAGTGGCGCAATGGGTAGGTCGATGTACCAGGTTGAGCAGCCGACATCGGGCGAGACGGATCTCAGGCTCGATGAGCTGACCCAGGCGGTGTATGCGCTACGGGCTGAACAGGCGAAGCAGAGCAACACCCTGCGCGTGATCCTCGGAGTGCTTCAGCGGGTCGTCACTCACTCGAAGTTTCCGCAGACGTTGACGGTTTCCGAGACCGCTGAGGTCCTCGGGGTCTCTGAGTCGTGGATACGCCAGAATCCGGGGAGACTCCCGAGGCCGGTGCTCGACAATCCGAAACGGTACTCGACCATGCAGATCGTAGAGATGGCGAGCGGAGGTGAGAGATGACCATGATCGTCGTAATGGTGATCGCGCTGTGCGTCATGGGCGCGATCTCAGGGGTGATCGAGTACCGCCGGGCGCGGGACAGGAGGAGGCAATGATGGAGTTCTGGCTAATCGCAGCGGCAATAGTCGCGGGAGTTCTCTACGCTGAGTTCCTGCGACATCGGTACTGGCGGCAGTACTGGTCCGATCGAGGCTTTCCGATGACTCGCACGAGACGCGCTATGCGAGGTATGCGCGAGCAGCAACGGGTAGGGTTCCCTCCTTCTCCCTCCCGGCATCGTCCACGCTCCTTCTCGCCCGGTTCCTCGCGCCGGGCTTTCCTCATCCGCGCCATCTACAGGGGCACGAGGCTGAGGGGAGAGGCTGCGGCGCGAGAGGCGAGTTGGAAACACGAATACCGCAACTAGCCCGGTCGTTGACCGGGAGCAAAACCAACCCATGGAGGACAGTATGGCAGAGGCAACGGTACCGCAGACGCGGACGAGGATCAATCTCAAGAGTACCTCGAAGGGCGACGTTACTTTCGACGTCACCGCAGAGGCGCCGACCCCAGAAGAGGCGCAGGCAATGCTCGAAGAGGCGATCAACAAAGTCCGCGCGACGTGTGACCAGAAGGGCCTGCGGCTAGCAGGGTAACGACAGGGCAGGGGAGCGGGCGAGACCCGACCGGCTCCTCTGT